TACCATCATCTGTAGTAGAGCCAGAAGTAAAGGCACCAACAAACTCTTCATTACGAACACTTGTTGTAACTGATTCTCTTGGAGAAAATTGGAAAGGCCTTACTGTATAATTACCTGATTCGTCAAATGTTCGTCTTGCAAGAGTTTCTTCTAAAACAGAATATTCTGTAGACCTAACTTGTGTTTGAATAATGCCTTCTTTAACATCCATCAATTGTATGAATGTACTGTCAGCAGAGGAACCTCTATCAAGTTTAGATAATGCTAAACTAACCTCTAAACGATGAGCTCCTTTTGCGGCAAAGTTTGAAGAACCTGTAGAATTATCTAAAAGAGTTGTATCTGATTCTGGAGTAACAAGAGTTTCCGTTACTGTAAATCCAACACGATAAGATGGAGTATTATCATACTTATCTAGAACGAAAGTTTCTTCAGAGCAAACTGTAAACATCCCACGAATATAATACACACCAGATTGTATAGTTACAGAAGAACCTTTTCTAGAAGCAGGCCCTGTAGAACTTGCGAGGTTTGTAATAGAAGAACCTGCCGCAGCACTAAATGATGATGTAAAGGTTGTAGCAGAAGCAATATCAGAAGAATAAGATGTAGTATGAGTTATACCAGCATTTGCAGAGATATTTTCTCCGTCAGCAAAAAAAGCAGTTTCATTATCCGTACCTGTTGCTAAATATCTGAGATAAAGAGTTGGTTGGTCTGTTGTTGTTGCAGTATCAAATCCAACAACAATAGCAGTAACACCAGTTGTTGCACCAGTAATAGTAACAGGAGTTGTAGAATTAAAAAACTGAGAAGGGTCTACAGTTTCAGATGAAAATGTTGATGCAAGTTTTAGAGAATAATAAGTAGTATTTAAAACAGTAGAGCCAGGAATGACCATAGCACCTTCGGCAAAAATATGACTACCATGTCTTTCTATTTGACTTTGAAGAGTAGATTGTAACTGTGTTAATTCTCTAGCTTGAATTGCAAAGCCAGGGCGAAATAGTACCCTGTTAAAATTATCTGTTTCATCAAAATCATCGTAATATGGAGAAACATTTAAATCGGTTTTTTGTGCCATATTATTAGAACTCCACTATAATTTTGATATCTTCTGTTTGATCTGTAGCCCTTGATATTGGTTTGCGATTTTCTCTGTAAATTATATTTCCACTATCTGGTTGTAACTCTGGGTTAGCAAAACCATTCGTAAAAGTGATAGTATTTCCTCCAGCTAAACTCACTGCCGAATCAGCAGAAGAGTCTGGTGTTCCAGCGGCAGAAGAACTGGCCCCTGTAACTGTACCTGTTCCAGAGAACGCATTAAGGTCTCCATTAGAAGATAATGTTCCAAATCCACCAAATCTTTCTTGTTGATAATAAACAATTTGAAGTATTGAATCATATTCAACAATTGTTCCAGTAGCAACAACACCATCTGAATTAGTTTGTGTTATTACCTCATCAGAAGTAAACGTGCCAGGTGAACCACTAAACTTCATGGCAAATGTTGTTCTAAATGTCGCAGAAGTACCAACTGTAGAAGTACCAAAAGTTGTAGGGTCTACTACTAAATTTATATTTCTAAAATCATTTCCTGTCAGAAAATCATCACTATCTGTACCCTCAAGACTAGAGTGTAACATTACATAGTGACCACCTAGTTCTGAAACGGCATTACTACCATGTCCACCTTTAGGAGAAATAACAACTGAAATAGCTGAACCAGAACCACCGATTGCATCTGCACTGGTAAGAGCTGCGTCTGAAAAAGTAAAACCACTTCCAAGATTAACTGTACCATATCTGTAACCAGCACCAGCTTGTTGTATACCAGTATTACCAGATGATACCGCTGAAATAACATTACTTGCAACTGTAATTTTTATGATTGCACCACTAGAAGTTCCAGCAGATGTTCCATCACCAAATACTGCTGCAAAGTATGTTCCGTTGGTCAAACTACTTCCTGTATTAGTAATAATAATTGATTCAATTGCACCATCAACTGCAGCTGCACTTACTGTACTATCCGTAGTTACAGGCATAAAATCTGTTGTTAAATACGTAGCCTGTTCTGATGCAGTAATAGCGTACATATATTTTAGAGTGTATCCACCCAAAACAAAACTAGAAGTAGATTCTGATGTAGGTTCTGCACCACTATATGCTGCTCCACTATTATTGTCTAGAACTTTATATATACGGTTGTCAGAAGTTCTGAAAAAGAATGTAGAATCGAATATGTTTGTTGCACCTGATGTTGTTGTATTTGATGAACTAATGTTATCTTCGTACATATCATAGATTGTACTGTTTGCCCAATCTCTGCGAGGTAGTGCATATGTAATATTAGTTGATTGAATCCTTTTTGCTGCAACTGAACTGTCCCAAGTGTAAAACTCACTAGAAATATCATCTGCTGGTGTTGGAGGAGACTCATCGGTTCCACCAGACGTTGCAGAAGTAAATTCATTTGGTTTGCCTATCATAAGATAATATGAATTACCAGATGCTTCAGTAAAAGACTCAAAAAATTGTTCGGCATTATGGCTTCTAAATTTTTCTGTTATTATCGCTGTCATTTCTTTATCCTACAATAGTTTTCTTTCTTTTATTTATAAGGTATACAACCAAAGTTTTTATGTTATTCTTATTTTGGAAAATCAGATTTAACTTTATCGCAAGCGGCAACCCAAGCTTTCATCTTGGTATCATCGCCTTTTTTCTCATCGTAAAATGCTTCAACGAAATCCTTTCCTGAAGGATACGCTGCCATTCTGTCAAGTTTATAATCAGCCATTTAAATATCTCCTAACCAAGTGATGTAATAGTTAAGGTTGGCACCATTAATTGATTGCCGCCAGTTCCATCCCAATAAGTGGTGCCGTGCATTTTGCCTTGCAGACTAGCACTGTAATCGCGAAATTGCATATTTAATTCTTTACCTGAAGTCCAAGAAGATAATTGTCCTGTATTAGCGTTATCGTCACCGCCAATTTGTATGACCCATCGGTAAGGTACTACACTGCCTGTGTGAGAATAACCCGTGGTTAATCGCCTCCCATGCACAACTTCTGCACCAGCAATAAAAAATTTCAAATGAAAATGTGCTGTTGCATCCACATAGCCATATCCGAATGAAAACTCGTAGATAACAGTTGTTGTTCCAGCTGGTGGGGTGTAAGTAAGTTTAGATCCAGTGAGGTCAGCATATGATGAAGTTGAGTTATATGTTGCGGTGACATTTACACTGGTATATGTGCCACTTTCTACTGTAACAGAACTTCCGTTACATACCAATGGCACAACTTCTTTAACTCTACCTGTGTTAGCAGGCGAAAGTATTGCAGAAGCAATACTAGAAATATCAGAGACACCTTCTGTATGTTTTTCTAAACATATATCATCACCAGCATTAGTACCACTACCATCTGTTCCACCATCTTCAATAAGGATATTATCAAATTCATTAGCTGCAGTATCCATTACCATTTTGAATAGATTATCACCGGCCGTTAACTGACCAGTAACTTTTAAATCACCGATAATTTCAGTTACGGAACCTGTTCCTGTCGGTGCTCTTCCTAGATATGGCATTTATTCTTCTCCATTTTTATCATGATGGTTCGTCCGGCCATGTAATTGTTTTTACTACTTTTGCATCGTTCAATGTGCCAGGCAAGTCCCTTAATTTCTTTCTATAAGCTTTCCATGCATCACTAATTGTTAAATCTCCAGCTGCACGCCAATCTGATTTTGCTAGTTTTGCATCACGTTCTTCTCGTAATAACGCAAATGCAGTTTCAGGCGCAGCATCTACTACAGCCTTCTCTTCTGCATCACGGGCTGATTCCTCTGCATCCGTATAAGCTACATTTCCATTTACTGTTGCATGATGTCTTGCCATATTAGTATCCTATTATCTTATGCATTTTTTCTTCTATATACATCAACTTTTCCATCAATATTACCACTACCCATTATAAATTTTACACACGTATGTGCTTCTTCAGCAGTATTATAACCAAACCCAATGTCTACACTTAAATGTGATCCAGCATTATGAGAACCACCAAAACTTTGAAAATTAGTTGCGGTTGAAGCATTTGCTGGGTCTATAAGAAAAGCTTGAAATCCAAATTGTTCAGCAGTACCTGTTCCTTGATTGGTTCTGTGAGTTCCAAACTGAGCAGTTTTATCTGTACCATTTGCTCCTCCTGCCGCCATATCAAAAGTGTGACAAAGATAATTTGATGTTCGATATGTTGGGCCCGCTATACCCACTAAAGTATTAAAAAGTTGAGTATCAGTTCTAGGTGTCATATTTGAACCAACAAAACTCCAATCGTATCCAGTTGTCATGGATTCGAAAACAATATCACTAGCATTAGCAGCTGTTATTGTAGAAACAAATTCCCAACCCTGTACAGCTGCGCCAGTAATAGTACCAGTGGTGCTAACAGCACCAGAAAGGGTGACAGCACCAGATAGGGCATAAGCATCAGTTAAATCAAGGACATCAGCATTTGCTTTAGTTACAGACATTTAATTATTCTCCGTCTTATTTTAACTTGGCTCAGTTGGCCATGTAATTGTTTTTAGTACTTTTGCATCATCTAGTGTTCCAGGCAAGTCTCTAAGTTTTTTTCTATAAACTTTCCATGCATCACTCATAGTTACATCAGAGTTACCCATGTAATCTGATTCTGCTATTTTTTCATCTCTTTTTAGTCTCAGCTTTGACCATGCCATAGCTAGTTTATCAGATGTAATTTTGTCAGAATTATACGTAGCTTTTTCGTCTGCAACTTTATAATATTT